CTACATTTGGTGCACCAGATACTACTGGACTATTTGTTGAATAAGCACCAGTTGATGGAACAAAAAGCCTATTGATTGGATTTTGCCCACTCAATGCACCGATTGCCAGTGAGGTTAATTCAATAGATGCTAACCCTCCCAAATCTACATTTTTATTTTTTTGATAGCTTCTAATTAATCCGAATGCTCCTCCTGCTGGATTTTGAGCAAATCCACTAATAGCAGAAACTATACCGCCAGGTCCCAAGAAACTATTTGTTCCTCCGCCAGCAGGACTAAGAGGACTAGGAGATTTATCATAGTGTAAATCTGCAAATCCATGAACAGTACTGGGTGTTACATATCCACTTTCATACAAAACTGTTTCATACTGAATGGTCATGGTATTCTCTAGAATTCCATTTTGTGATGCACCGTGACTTCCATGTGAAAAATCTGAAATTATCGGATTGAGTAAAGTATATTCTGTAAATTTTTTCTGATGTAAACTATAAATTCTTATAGCACGAATAAATTGGTTTCCATCTATTCCAACTGATCTTGGAGTATAACCAAATTTATTCAGTTGTGTCCTGTCTCCGCCAACATATTTTGATTTTTGGTAATATGTTGGATTAACATCACTGACTCCAGCACCAGCATAGCCAATATCAGTGTCTCTATAATAATAATTAAAATAATCGTACCAAAAATTTCTTACCACATTTGATTGATCATCATGAAACGTAATACTAATTGGTTGATAACGTATCTTTGTTTGTACTAAGCTAGGTCTGTTGTAATTATTAAATGTTCTATTTTCAATAGCAAACTTTGGTAAATCTACATTTTTGACAAGCATCCCAGATTCAACAGTTTTTATTTTATCTCGCATGATACTAGCCAACTGTGGATCAAAATCAAAGTAAACATGATATAACCAATCATACTTTGGACTTAATGCATAATTGTTATCTACGAATAACCTAGATGCATGCTTAAAGTCTTTAATTTGATCGCCGGTTACAAGCTGAGATAAAAAATTGTCAAAGATATTCATACTATTATTTATGAACAAAAAAATACCCGACTATATGGTCGGGTACTAATTTGTTTCAATCTAACTTATATTAGCTAGTTACTAATGTTCCTAAAGTTCTACCGATTGCTGAACCGACGCCAGTACCAGTAGGAGCTTGGATTGCATTGTCATACATTACAGTCAACGAAATAGTTGCTGGTGCGTTTCCATCACTATAACTCATATCACCATAATCTACTTGACTTAAAAATGCCCCATAAATTTCCCATGTTTCTAAAATATTTGGCTGATTTGCTCCATTACCGCCATCCAACATTTCATAACGTAATAAAAATTTGTAGTCAATACCAGAACTTGCAGAACTTTGTTCAGCAAAATCAAACTGTTTTTGTACCTGTTCGCCAACCAATTTGCTCACGTTACCACCTGCATCATCACGCAAGGTAATCTGTAAAGTTTCCCAACTTGGTTTACCTACTAAATTAACTTTACTATTATAAACATCAATCGTAAATGGATTAAAGTTTAAGTTTGGACGCTTAATATCAGCAACTTGTTTTGTTAATTCAGTTTTTTCGCTACTGACTCCAAAATTTTCAAATATCGCACGGAAACGATATTTTAACTTTGGCATTAATAAACCTTGTGTACTAGCACTTTGGTTTGTTGCTAAAGGAACTGTAAATCTTGTTAGTGATGCTATTGCCATATTATTCTCCTATTATAGGTATTTATTGTTTTTTTGTTGATTACAATGGAGTCCGAAGACTCCATTATATACCTATATTATACTCCTGCTGCAATGTCACCTGGATTCTTCAATCTGATTGGAATATAAATGAATTCCACAGATTTCATAGGTTCGATTGCGATATCGACATACAACTCGTTACGTGCAATACGTGCTGGTGTATTGTTACTATCATCACATATAACTACGTAATCGTAAATACCACGCTTAGACACTAAATCATTTATAGCACTAGAAATGATATTCTTAATCTGATTTCTTGTAATAACATCGTTTGGTTCAAACAAGAATCCATTACCGACTGAAGCTAAGATTGTACGAATGTAGTTGACTAAACGTGCTACGTTAATACGATCTAGTGAACTTGCAGTTGGATTACGGGTTTTCTGACCCCATACTACCAAACCAACTCCTGGTAAATTAGTAATAGGATTAATGCGATTCTCGTACAGAGTATCACGTAAACCTACACGAATACTATTAAATGTAAATTCTCCAGTTGCGGCATCGATATAACCAACGCTTGTTGCGTTATCAACAAGACCACGACGAGTACCTGCTGGTGCAAACCATTGATAAGCTACATTGTCATTAAAAATCATAGTGCGTAGAGCAATATGACTTGCTGGTACTACAATATCATTTCCTTGTAAGTCAGTGCTCTTTCCGGCAGGATAGTATACCGCCAAATATGGGTCTGCAGTTGCAAGACCATCACCATTTGTATTGTTACTCCAGTTAGCAATATCAACTGCATTAGGAGCAAGACGCATAGGAGTATCACCAATAACAAATGCAGTATTTGCACGATCATTGTTTAAAGAAACCATTTCATCAATTAATTCTGGATAACCAGGTGATGCAATCAAATTAAATTGATACTGATCTTCACGAATATCTGTATTAGCGGCTATTGCACCTTGCATTGCTGCTGTAATCATTTTACGTTGTGCCTGACGACCCATATATGGGCTACCATCATCTTTTAATCCGCTTGCACTAACCCATGCTGCAGTTATTGTTGGAAGGCTACTACTTGCTCCAGGAACAGTAGGTGCATCAGGGAATGCTGTGGATGTAAAATAATTTCCTACATATTTTTTGACATTATATCCACTACGACGTGTGTTGAATAATAATGTTCCACGTGGATATAATCTGTAATCAGGTGCATCTTGGTCAATGTAATTACTTGCCAATAGATCAGTTATTGATGGTAAAGAACCAGTAATAATATCTGTTGTACCATCAGTATCCCAACGTGCATCAGCAAAAATAATACCATTTTGTCCAACTTGGTCGGTATTATCAATTTTAATCCATGTACCAGAACCACTTACCAATTGCCAACGATATAGTGATGGATAATTTTCCAAGTCACCACTGTCTAACCATAAATCACCATACGCCAACGCAGTAATACCATCGCTTTGGAATTCTGGTTCACTTGCACTTACAATAACGCCAGAAGGATCAGTTAAACTTAAATCGTAACCACGTGCATCAGTTTTGGTTCCATCATAGTAACTATTTTTATAACCTTTCCAACCACCGATTTCATTGATCATAATATCGACAGTTGCTGGATCACTGTAATACCAGTTAGTGCCATCTGCCGGTGCCTGATATGGTTCGGTAGTACTAAATGTGTATGTCAACGCAGACCAGTTAGTTAATGCCAAAGTAGTATCGTACAATATAGTGCCAGAAGTGCTGCTTGAGAATCCAGCATCTGCTGTCGGAGTTCCTGTGTCATCTGTTAGATAAATGTCTCCACCATAAATGTGAGTAAATGTTATAACACTGTTAGAAACACTTATGTCTAATTCAGGAATATTTTCAGCTAAAATATCACTTACAAAACTTGCAGGAGTAGTGCCAGATAAGGTAATGGTATATTCTGTAATTGTAGCACTACCAATTGAAGTTACACCAATAACAAGTACATCACCAGCAGTAAATGGGTTTGCTCCAACAGCCGATCCACCAATAGAAGTTTGACCAGCTACTCTACGCACAAATGGTTTATATCCACTAGTACTATCACGCAATGAATCATATGCAACCCATACTGTTCCAGCAGCAATACCATTGCCGCCACCAGCAGGATCTAATCCATATAATGCATCATTTGCTTTATTATAAAATTCTGCACCAAGTGTTGAAAAACTTGCAGTGGTTGAACTATATTTCTTAATAACAAAGTTTGCTCCACTTCCTGTTGCACCTAATTTTAAGAAAACTGATCCATTTGGTCTAGGAACATCATCAGTGCTTCTCCAGCTTGGTACTCCGGCAAATGTTCCATATGTTAACTTAGGATTAGCATATGTACCTGCAACAATTCCTAATGTAGCCAATGGGGTTCCAGTAAGGTTGGCGATTGCAATTTTTCCGTCTGCATCAGCACTCGGACCGCCACTTTTTGCAGTACTGGCTGCATAAATTTCTAACCGATTATTTACTACCGCTGCAGTAATCCCTGTAGTAGCACCGTTAATGGCAGAAGCTACTTGTGAAACAGAGCGTGATGTAGTAGTACTACCAACAGTAACTGTTACGCCGTTAATTGTAATTTGAGCAGCAGGAGTGCTTGCCGCAATAGATGGGCTAGATACACTTCCTTTAATAGTTGGCCAACTAACAGCCCATGCATCAGTTCCTAATCGTACCCATGTATTTGCACTGTTTTTATAAAATAATATTGCGTTGCTTCCAGTTCTGAATGCAACTGCATAACTACCAATTTGTCCTATACTTGAATTTGGAACATAAATTCCACTAGATAATGTCATATCAGACAATGAAGTAACTAGTAATGGAGATTTTAAATTAAAAACACCATTAACCGCATCCCATTCATTAATTCCCCACGTACTGTCTGTTAAATCAAACCAATGAGTTCCATTTGCAACTGCACCAGTAGGTCTTACACTAGTGCCTTCTAATTCGTCTAAATTAATATCTGCACGAATTGCAAAAATTTTGTTAACCTGTCCCAATGCACTGTACGCAGCCATTAGTCCATATTCATTGCGTTCATCGCCATGCAGTGGTGTACCCGCTGCACTTTGCTTAAAAGATGGATAACCCAAAGAAGTAATTAGTTCACGCTGACTAGCATATGACAAAAGCTTACCTGCTCTTGATGCTGTTGTGTCTGCGGCGATTGCCCCAGATGGATTTGCTTTATCTTGTCCTGTTGCTAATATAATTAATGGTACGGTGCCAACTGCACCCGGTACATATTGACTTTCGTCTGTTACTGTAAGTTGTAATCCTGGAGATACTAGTGCCATTTTGTTTTCCTTTATTAAAACAATTTCTAGTATTTATATAAAGGGGTCTATTTTGGTCACTTACAACTACCTTCGGAAGGTTTAACAATTTTAATATTATAAATATTATTATGAAAAGACCTATTTGCAAGGAATGTGGGGAAAACCCGTCAGCAATTAATTATAAAAATGGTGATATAACACATTATCGTTCAAAATGTGCTACATGTATTAGAAAGTTTAAAAACTTAAAGCCAATTCCGCCAGCATGGAAACGGTCTGGCTATACAAAGAAACAACGATGTGATAAATGTGGGTTTACGTGCAGCAATATCAAGACACAAATGAGAGTGTATTATGTTGACGGAAACTTAAAAAACAATGACTGGAACAATCTAAAAACTATTTGTTTAAATTGTCAGGCTGCTTTACAAGATGCAAAAACTACATGGAAACCGGCTGACTTAGTAGTAGATTATTAAGATGTTCGTATAGATTTTCTACCGTACCGTTATTATCAATTTCAGCATTAAAAGTAGTACCTACCCAACTATATTCACTAGCGTGAACTTTTGGCCATTTTTGTGGCATGAGTTGGTGAGCATCTTCCAGCAACCATTGTTGATTTTCTGGTGTAGTGTTTTCACGCATTGCATCATCATACCATTCTGGAAGATTTCCACGTTTAATCCAAATGACAATACCGCCAGCATTTCTAATAGTTTTTATTTCATTGGGAAACCTAACATCAGTGATAACTGTATTTCCATTTCTAGTTTTCAATCTATTTTCTAATGCAGCAATCCAAATATCATCATGAAAACCACCACGACATACTTCAGTCCCCCAATATTGTAATACCCATCTAGGAGTAAGATGAGGTATATTCAACCTTTTTGACCACCACGGATCAACCTGATCACGCCAGTGTCTTGATTCTGGAGTGAGTCCTTCAAGCAATTCTCTATCCCAACCAAAAACAGTTGCAACTGCGTCTTTTAACGCACCAGCAAAACTATCACGTCTAAATCCGTGAAATCCCACCAAATAGTTTGCCGCTGTATCTTTGCCAGAACCAATAAATCCACTTATCCCAATAATCATACAATTCTCCTTGCACAAAGTATATCCTAATAACAACTGACTGTCAATACAGATAAATATTATATCGGGAACTACTAAATGGCCACAGCAGATACAACCAACTTTTACGCCAATGGCGTAATGATTACAGATAGTCTTTATAATGCAAACACCGGCACAGGGACTGGGCATATTGCCTTTGACCCAAATGAAGACTTAGGGGCAACGGCTGCACCAGATTTAGAAGCAGTTAATGCTAAACGCACAGAAATTACAGACTATATTAGATTACGTCTAGCCGATGGGATAGTCGATGTTGAACTAGACAAAGAGCATTACGATCTGGCAATCAACCAAGCTTTAATAAAATACAGACAACGTGCTTCAAATAGTCAAGAAGAATCTTACGCATTTTTGAAGTTAAAACCAGAAACGCAAGAATATATACTTCCAAGAGAAGTCATGGATGTTCGTGGGGCATTTCGTCGTGGTATAGGTTCAGTTACAGGCACAACAGCAAGCCAGTTTGAACCATTTAGTTCTGGGTATTTGAATACGTATATGTTAGTTGCTGGGCGAGTTGGGGGATTAGCAAGTTATGAACTATTTGTTGACTACCAAAAACAATCAATGAAAATGTTCGGCGGATACCTAAACTTCACATTTAATAAAACTTCTAAGAAGTTAACGTTAATCAGAAAAATACCATATGCTGGATCGTACTCTACTGAAGACCAATTTGAAGATTGTTTATTGCACATTTATAACTACAAACCAGACAGTATGTTACTAAATGATTTTCAAGCGTTTCCGTGGTTACAAGAATATGCATATAGTTTTGCCAAACGTATTTTAGGTGAAGCAAGAGAAAAATTTACCAGCATTGCCGGACCGCAAGGTGGTACAACATTGAATGGTGCTAGTTTAAAATCAGAAGCACAAACAGAAATGGAACTTCTTGAACAGCAACTTAAAGATTATGTTGACGGTTCATATCCACTCACATGGATAATTGGTTAATATGAAAATTAATGAAATTATTACAGAAGGTACAACTACAGGCAACGGAACGTATGCCAAAGGTGATACCCAACTGCCCACAGATGAAGTTAAAGCTGCTATAAAGGATGCTCAAACTTTTCCAAACTTAAATATGAGTACCGGAAGTTCATATATGAATTATCGCATGGGCATTGCACTGGCCGGTGCCCCAGATTATCCAACAAAGATGGAAGCAGATAACTGGATTGGGGGTGATCCATTATTATCGACATACACTGATGTCGAAATGGAAATGATCAACAAAGCAGCGGCACAAGTTGGTGCCGGTGTACCACAAAAATGGTCAAGTAAACGCTCAGAAGAAGTTCCGAGTGTAAACAAGACCAGTATTGTGGCAAAGAAAAAGAAAAACAAATACGGAGTTTAACCTACACGAAGAAGTACAGTGTCTTCGTTTATTCTTCCGTTTGCTAGTGTCTCGGTTGCTTTAATATCTGTCAAAAAAGTCCTCAATCCAACCTTACCAATCTTACTGAATTCTTTCAACTTTTCTTCTGGCTTACGCAAAGTTTTTCCAACTGATTTAGCAGTATCAAACCCCGTAATACTGGTGCCTTTGATATTCAACGGACCAGTCATGCTATCAGCAATATACTTAAATAGTTTTCGTGTTTTAGTATTATAAGTCCACAATTCTTGTGCATTAATAATATCAACTGGATTAATTGATACAAGTTTTAATTGTGCATATTCTTTCATGTACTTCAATTTAGAAATAACTTTCTCTGCACTAGGGGTACGTTTTACTCGTGCTTTTTTGGTTGCTTTTTTGACTCCACGATATTGACCAATTGAATCAATCAAACTATCAATCCATGCAAAATGTTTTTTAAAATCTGCAGATTTGTAATGCCTGTAAGCTTCTACAAGTTGTTCATCTTCTTTATTATAAGATTGCTCAAGTTCTACACGACGATCAGCAAAAACTTTTTCAATTTTGCCCAATTGTGCTTGTGGAACATTTTGTGCTACTAAAAAATCATAAAATTTTATTTCTTCCAGATTATCATAGTATCCTTCTAGCTCACCAATAGTAGCACTGGTTTTTTCATTTAGACGATCTTGAATAGTGATTTTGGGAGTATCTGTGTTATCAACCACAGTTTCCTCCTCGGCAACTTCAGAAGCCAATACCGAAGCAACATGTTTTTTCAAATAATTCAATTCACGGTCACGCAGTGGCATACCTTGTCGTGCAGCCAATATCAGACTACATGCAGTCATGGGAAGTGCACGATCTGGGCTACGAATAAATTTACTAACGTCTTGTTTACCAAAACCTGTATCCTGCATCCATTTTACAACATGTTTCTTAACATCTTTTTGTGTGTAATAATAGTTGTAATAATAGAAACTACGACGAAGATGATGATCAAACTCTTCTTGACTCATCGCCAGAGCACGTTCGGTATCCCACACAGGTTCCCGACCAGTATGTTTCTCGTCATTAAAAAGCGGATCCCGCTTTGTCGAAGTCTTTTTGGGTGCTTTTACACTAGTTCCTGTACGTGCCATTTGTTGCTCCTTAAAAATATGATTGGATTTTACTCATAAAATTTATTGGTTGTCAAGCAAAATTATTTGTTATTTTTTTAGCAACCATCAGAAATAACCATAATTATATTAGTTTTCCTAATTTTGGTCAATTAGGGATAGGGCTAAATATAAAGATAAAGGATTAAAATCAAATGTCGTCTACTTTAATCAGAAAATATTTGGATATACTCAGCGAAGAACCAGCGGTAGGTACGTACATAGACTCTAATACACCACCTGATGTTGCTGCTCGGGTTAGAGCAATGGATCAAGCTGGCCGAGGTCAAATTGATAAGGGTTATTACGATAATCAATCTGCAGATGTTAAATCTTCAATGTTGCAACAAGTTGGTCAAGCCCCAATGGATCCAAATGCACAAACTGCTGATCAACGTGAAGCAGGGACGCAAGCTAAAATTAATAAAGGAACGATTACTAGACAAGATGCTGCTAATAGGGCTACAGGCGGAGACTATTTTCAAGATACAAAAGTAGCTACATCTAAACCAACAACTGCTACTCAATCAGTAGCAACTAGTATTCAACCTGCTGCTACCCCTGTTGACTTTAACAAACGAGCAGGGGTTATGTCTGTAGCTGATACTGGTCTAGGTAGATTAAGTGGCGGGGTAAGTTTGAGCGGTGGTGCTGCAGATTATATGAATCCATCAATGAGGGCTGAATTAGCTAATCAATCTGGTGGAAAATTTGTTGCTGATGTTGGACAACAAACTCAACAGTTAGGTTATCAGCAAAAATTTGGCGACAATACTACCGGACAGCTAGCAATCAATCGTAACGCACAAGGCGGAATGAGTGCAGGTATAGGTGGCGAAACAAAATTAGGCAAGGACTGGTCTCTTACTGGAGGAGTTAGCACTCCTGTTCATGGTCAAGGCGATACTCAATTTAATG